CTAATAATATTTCATCTATCTCCATATTTTCTAAATATTCTATTTCTTCATCAGTTAAATCTAAATAATTGTTTAATATTTTTATTTCTTCTTTTGAAGGTATTTTTCTTCCAATTCTAATATCTGACAATTTAACTAAATCTATTTCTTTATTTATTTTAAAATATAAATCTCCTAAAGTAATTTTTCTTTTTTTCAATATCTTTTGTAGCGGTGTTTCTTCTGTCATTGCTTGTCCTCCCAATATTTACATTCTTTAAAATTACCTATCCAGATTTCTCTAGCTTTATATTCTATTTCAGGTATGTTTTTTTGATTTCTTTGGCATTTTAGATTTTTACAATCTTTTTTTCTACAAAATGTTATATCGTAATCCATTTACTTCTCCTCGTTTCTTTTTACTAATTCTAGTATTTCATCAAAAGGTATATGTTCTAATTCTCTATGTATTCTTTCAGCCTTATATTTTTGTTTTAATGCTTTTACTATTGTTTTTGCTTGTTCTTTTTCTATCTTTACAATTTTAAATCTATCTTTTCTTGCATCATTTCCTATTGCATTAAATAAACAAGTGTTGGCTCCTTTTACTGTTGTTTCGCATATTCTAGGAAATTGATATTCTTTCTTAAAATCATTCCATATCATGTATCTATATTCCATTTACTTCTCCTCCACTTTTTCTACATAGCCTGCTATTATTAAATCTGACATTTCATTTTCTGTTGGAATTTCTCTTAAACTGTATGGATGCAATCTTGTAATTTCTTTTGTATTCTTATTTATAAAATATCTTGCATTATTAATTCCAACCTTCATATAACTTTCTCCATAATCAAAATATCCAAACTTTTCTAGCTCTTTTAAGTCTACTTCTTTTTTTATTCTTAACATTTAATCACCTTCTATTATAAATTCTCTTATAAATCTATTTGCATATTCTTTACTTATTAAACTTCTTTCTGTTTTGTTTGATGTATTTGTTATTGTTTTTGTTTTGTTCCAAATTTGTGGCTCTAAAATCATGTTATATTTAGGTACACAATTAATAAACCAATATTGTGTAGGCTTTTTGTAAAAATCTCCTCTAAGAGTTCTATCTTTGTCAATTATTGTTGCTGGAATAGCCCAATATTTCACTAAATAATGCGTAGTTGAATATGGATTTTCTATTATTAGTGGTATTTTTCTTCTTAAACATATAATTGCTAATTTAGTAATTAATTCGTATAAACTTGCCAATTCTCTATGTAACTTTAAATCATTTTCTAATTTTTGTTCATAAGTCCATTTTTTCATTTGGAATTGTGTTCCTCTAAAAGCCATTTGGATTTGTTCTTCAAATCGTATACAAGGAAAAAATGCTATTATTAAATCGTTCTTTGTAATGTCATCGAATATACTTTCTTTATTTTTATATGCTTCTTCTATATCCACAAACAAATCGCATACATAATCTGTTTCTTTAAATTCATCTTGGATATCATAATCAAAAGCTTCATATCCTAACTTTTTAAATTCATTTTTAAAAGTTCCACTTTGTTCAAAAAGACAATGTATCTTATTATACATATTATTTATCCTCCAATAACTTATTTTCAAATTGCTCAAGTAAGTATATAATTTGCTCTATACTAAAATATTTTTTTCTTTCTGGATTTTTAAAATCTTTTATTCTTGTATTTAATTTATTAAATTCATCTTTTACTTTTTGTTTTGCTATAAACTTTTCTTCAAATTCTGGTGTGTCTACATATGCTATTCTTTTATCTTTTAAATCATCTTCTAATACTTCTAACTCTTTTATTCTCTTTTTATCTTCTTCTCTTTCTGCCAATATGTGGTCTATTGCTACACATCTTCTTTCACAAAAATTATTATAATCGCTCTCTACTTTGTAGTTTCTTAGTTTTCTGTCTAGCTCTGTAAATTCTTGTAATATCTTTGAATCCTCTTCTATATCCATTCTAATTCCTCACATTTCTTATAGATTGCTTTTAATTCTTGCATATCTAAATATTTTCCAAAAGTAATTCCACTATCATAATTGTAATTTTCTATATGAACATATTTATCTAGTTTACAAAATCTTATCTTTTCATTAATTTTATCTCCATTATTAAACTTATATAATTTATTAAAGTCTATATTATGTTTATCTTCTATTTTTTTATATCCTAATTCTTCAAATAATTTATCTGCTTCACTCATCTAAATCTCCTCCAATTCAACAATCACTTTACTTTTATTAGAATACTTGAACTCATCTACAAAACTTGTAACTATCTTTCTGTTGTCATCTTTTAATACTTTCATCTCTACTAATGCATCTAATATAAACTTTTTAGCAAAACATATATTATCTAAATCTCGTCTTTTATTCTCTTCTATCCAAGTAAACTTTCCTTTTACTGGTCTATCTATATGTAAATTTCCTAATTGTTCTATAATGCACCATTCAATATATTTTTGTTCATCTTTTTTAGCTTGACTTCCTACATATTTATTTGTTCTATTTGCTTTTGTATATTCGTTTAGTCCCATTAATCTTTTATGTATCTCAAATTTATATGTTGCCATTTTTCTTTAGCTCCTCTCTCCACATCTTTTCCCAATTTTTATATCCGTGATACAAAGTTTTTACATCTTTGCTTTGGTTCAAAGTTGTCTAACTCTTCTGCATTGCAACCCATACACCAATAACAAAGATACCTTTTATCTATTTTTTTCATTTTAATTTTCCTTTTCCTTTAAAATATTTATCTATCTCTTTTGCTATTTGCCACATATCTACTGTTATAAATTTTTCTTTCATAATTTTTTCACCTAATTCTTCAGAAGGTTTTTTATAGCAATAAAATTCTCTACAAATAAGTGGTCTAACCTCATAAATTAAGCATTTTTTTCCATCATAATATGGACAAGTCAATCTATTTTGCATTATCAATACATGCTTTTGTGGTCTAATCTTATTTTTTATTACAAATCTTTGTATCATATCTATTTCTGCTTGTGTGACTGGAAGAAGGTTTGTACAACATTCTCCACATTTACTACACTTTCCACTGCATGAATTATCTGTTATCTTTATATCGTTTTTAACTACATGTTCTATAATTTCTTTTATATTAGTTTTTATTAACATATATCCTCCTAATCTATTCTTGGAATGTGATTATAATTAAATGCTTCATAACCTTTCTGAGTTATCTTATAAACAGTTACTGCTTTACCTGTGTATTCGCAAGTTTTCTTTGCTGTTTCTTCCACATATCCCATCTTTTCAAGTTCTGTTAAACGTGGTGCTGTTGTGTTTCTTTCACTTGTATTTGTAAATCCTAAATCAAATAATTCTACTGCAATTTCTTTTGCAGTCTTATTTCCATAAAGTAATCTTTCTAGTATTTGCATATACCTTATTTTCTTTTTAGGCTTTATATCTTCAAAGCTTAATTGCCTTGTTATATTACTTATTTTCATTCGTTATCACTCCTTAATTAGCATACAAACTTTCAAACTCATCTTCTGTATAATTACGTTGCTCTATTTGTTTATCAGTATTTACTTTCTTTTTATTTTCTCTTTTTGCTTCTTCTAATGTCTTTATGTTGGCTTTAGTCCAGTTGTTTAATATTGCTTTAATATAGCTAATTGTCTTTTTGTTATTTTCTACAGATATTTGCATTGCATAAATCACTAGTTCACTAGACAAATCTTTTGCATAGCTTTCTAGAATTTTTAGGCCATATGGACTTAAAAAGCCAATATTATTATTATAAAAATCAATAACTCCTTGTAAACCGTCAACACAACTGTCGCTTACAACATCATTATTATTGTTGTCTTCATCTTCTTCATTATCATTATCATCTTCATCATCATTATCGGGTTTTTTGGCATCCATTTGGTTTTCTTCAAAACCGTTCGGTTTTTTATTATCCGTTTGTTTTTTTGGTCTGCCTCCTCTTTTAGCATTTTCTCTATTTTTTGCACACTTTTCTTCGTATTTCTCTCTATCTCTATCTAATTGTGTCTTAATAAAAGAGAAAGCCATTTTTAACATTCCGTCCAGTTTCGGAATCTCACTTGTTTTTTCGTATTTCATTATTGCTCTTATAAGTTGTCCTAATTGTTCATCTGTCAATAAACTAAATTGTTCTTCATAATCTATGTATATTAGAAAGCTGTTCTTATCCATTTGCTTCCTCCCTTTTGTAGTATTAAAGGAGCAGTTGTTTATGTCTGCTCCCCTAGTTGTATTTTCTGTAATATAAATTTTCTTCTTTCCAGTCCTTGTATTTTCGTTCTAAATAAGTTTTTATCTTATTTTCATATAATTGTGTATCTTGTCCATGGTCTTCCTCATAATGGCATTTTGGACACATTGTAACTATGTTTTGCTCTATGCCAAGTCCTCCTTGACTTCGTTTTATATAATGTGCATTTGCACAACTTGCTGGAACCCATTTCCCACAAATTATGCAATGCTCGTTATCTCTTTTCCATACTTTTTCTTTTACCTTTTTAGGTATTTCACAAGCTTTACTTCGTTTGCTCATTCATTTCTCCTTTTACGGGGGACCTGTGGCACTAGTCAAAAGAGTACCTTTTCTCCTATTTTTCGTCACTAATTAGTGCCACATTTATTTATATTTCATATCTAATAGCTTCTATTTTCTTTTTTAAAGCATTCTGTTTACTGTCTATGCTTTCATAGGCTTTTTTAAATCTAAATAATCTAGCCCCCAATTCTGCTAATTTTTTACTATCTTCTTTTACAAATTCTTTTGCCATTGCTTCAAAATAAGTCATTGCCGGTGGCTTTTCTTTTTGTGTTTCTTGCCATTGTTTCCTTTGCATATATACTTGTTTATTTTCTTGTATAGAAATATCTGTTTTTAGTGTGTCATATTCTTGTTGTATTCTTGCTATCATTTCTCCTATTAAATAGTTCATATTTGCATATATCTCTATATTTTTAGATATTAAAAAACCTGTATCTGCATTTTCTACTAGCTCATTTTGTAATTTACTATATGTATCAGCGATTTGTTGGCTATTTGCATTTTGAATTGTAAAAGGATTAAACATATATAATTTTTCAAATTCCATCTTTTACCTCTCTATATGTTCATGCATAAATACGTATTCTGAATTATCTCCCATATTTTGTAATAAAAAATCTACTGCTTGTCCTTTGCTTAAATGGGTATCTTTTACTCTATATTCATAACAATACTTTTGTGCTTGTTGTTTTTCTTTTATTCTCTCTTCTAGTTCTTCATTTTCATAATTACCTTCAATCAAATATAGATCATATTTTTTAGCTGTTATTCCTTCCAATGTTTTAGTATCTGTTGCGTATATAACTTTGTAATTATCAAATAATATTCTGTAGCCACATTGTGGCACATCATGATATAGTTTTATTGGTATTACTTTAAATAGCTTATAATCATATTTAATTCCAATTTCTAAAACATCTATATTCTTTCTATTAACACCACATTCTAGTAATGGTTCTAATAGCCACTGGCAACAAGCAAACCTTAGAGTTGGCCTTTCTTGTGCTAGTCTTCTAATAGTTGCTTTTTTGAAGTGGTCTGTGTGAATATGTGTCAATAACACAATTTTTAATTTCTTATAATATTTTTCTAATTTTTTAAATGTAACTCCACAATCAATCAATATTATGTCTTTAATTGTTACTGCATTTCCTGTACTACAACTGGATATAATCTTATAATTCATTCATAGATACCTCTTTTTCAGTAGTTTCATTTTGAACTTCTACTACTTCGTCTTTTGATTCTTGTTGTTCAATGATTGTATCTTCTTCATTATCTACGTATTCGTATGTACCATCAGTATTAATTGCTGTCATATCTTTTTCTACTGCTTGTTGCATATCAATACTCATAATTCCCCATTTTGAAATTAATTGTCTAAGCATTGTTTTATAGGCCATTCCGTCAAAATCTTTTTCCCAAAAAGTATATCCTTTATGTGCAGAATAGCCTTTAGAATATTTTAATGCATGTTTTTCCATCTTAGACTTTGACCAATAAAGAGATTTTCTAAATCCATTTGTATATTCAAACATTGCATAATATCCTATTGTTTCTGCATTTTCCCTTTCTTCTTCATCTTCCATAAGATTTACTTCTATCTCTTCATTTAATGGATCATACTTAATTAGTTCACCTTTTTTTATAGCTAACACATTTAATTTTTTATACTGACCGCTTCTAATTGCTAATTGTATATATCCTTTGTAACCTAGTTGAAATTGTGCTACTTTTATGTAGGACTCATCTCCATCCACACCTTTAACTTTTTTATTAAATGGAACTAAATAGTATTGTCCTAGCTGAGGACTTGGACTTAAATTAAGGCTTTCTCCTAACAATGCTCCACTTAATATTGTTCCAGCATCACACTGCTGTAAATCAGTATTCGTTGCTACTGCACTTGATATACTAGCTATAAATCTTGTTGCTCTATCTTTATCTCCTAAAGTTTGGTTTATTAAATTTTTATATGTATCACTTTGTATTGCCACACTAAACTTTGGCTTATTTGTTGATTTATTTGTTTTTGCTGGTATATTACTCATAATCATATCCCCCATCTTCTAAAAATCTTTTTAATTCTCTCAATTTACTTCTTGTTCCTCTTACTTTAAATTTAAGTGTTAAAATTTCTTCTTGCTCTATTACTTTTGGTGGCTCTATAACAAAATTATCTAAAGCATTCTTTGTTGCTACTTCTTGTTTTTTTATTGACATATCAGCCTGTCTTTGAGCTTCTTCTAATTGTTTATTTTTTAATTCTTCTTGTCTTTTTTTCTCTTCTTCTAATAGCTTGTGTCTATTTGCAACTTCTTGAATTGATTTACTTACATTTAAATTTCGTTTATATTCAACTAAAATCTCTTCTTTACCTTCTTGTGTTTCAATAAGTTTTAAATCATCTACTATTTCATCTATAAAAGTCTTAGCCTGTTCTTTTAAGTTCTTTTTACTTGCTGTTAATGTTACATTTATATTTGCCTGTTTAAAATCTACAAAATCAATATTATTTGCTGTTTTATATTCTTCAAAATATTTCTTTATTTCCTGCTCTTTTTGTTTTTTTAATTCATTTTCTGTGCTATCTATCTTTTGTTTTAAATCTATGTCAGCTTCTTTATATTTATTAGATACATATGTTTTATAAACTTCTTCAAATTGCATATATGGTGCTAAAATTTGTTCTTTTACCGTTTTCCTCTGTTCTTCTAAATTTTTAAAATCTTTAGTTAAATCTGCTCTTACTTGCTTTACTGTTTTTACAGTTTCCTCTGTACATACTAATTTCTTTGCATTGTTTACCTTTACATCTATTTCGGATGATAAATCCTTTAAATGTTCTTCTATCTGTGGTAATTGTTTAATTACTATTAAATTTTCAGTCATCACACTACACTCCTCCAATATTCGTTTTTTAACTCTCTTTTTTCATTCTCCCATATTGCCTCAACTCTATCTTTTATTTCATTAAATTCATTTTCTAAGTTTTCTTTACAGGATATTAATATTTCTTTTACGCAATTATCAGTTACTTCATTTATTGCAATGTTCAATGTTGATATCGCTTCTTCTAATTCACTATAACGAGTATCTAAGTCATTATTCATATGGATATCCTCCCTTGATTTTCTACTCAAACTATGCTAAAATAGTTTTAGGTTCATTTATGAAATTTTTTTATTTTAGGAAGTAATTATCTAATTGGCGTTGGAAATTACTTCTTTTATTTTGCTTACTAATGTAAAATTGTTTCTGTTATAAATCGGTTTCTTTTGTTCTTCTTTTATTAAGTTCTCAACTGTATTTATTTTTTGAAAATGTATTACAGCTCTTAATTCTGCATTATTACTCTTTTCTTCTAATTCTTTTATTTGTGCTTGTACTATTGTTTCTCTTATAACTATGTAAGCTATTAATATACCTATTAGTGCAAGTAATATAAAATATTCCATTTTTTCTCACTCCTCTCTTACTTTAAAAATATATGTGCTAAACATACTAGCTCTGAAACAACAATTAATGTTATTGGCGCTATATAACTAATAGCTTTTCCTAATAGATAATATTTTTTATCTTTATCACTCATATATATCCCACCTTTCTATATAATTTGTTTTGCTATTTCTTGTAATATTTCTTGTTTGTCACTTCCTGTTAAACCTAAATCATAAAGAAGTACTGCTCTCTTATCTGCTAGCTGTTTTACTCCAGTACCTTTAATTCTTGGAAAATCTTTTCTGTTAAATATTTCTCTTGCCTTGTTTTCTCCTATTCCTCTCCATTCTGCATAATCAAAAGGTGTTATTGTTTCATCTAAATCTTTATAATTTTTTGTCGGTTTCTTCTCTTGCATTTCTTATCACTTCCTTTCTGTCAAAATTTGTATTATAATTACCTCGAAAGTGAGGTTAATTATTATGTTATTGTTAAAAATCAAAGGTTTAATCAATAGAAGTTTAATAAAAAAATTAAAAAAGAAAATTATTGAAGAATCTTATTCAATCTATAAATCTACTGCTAAAAATCGTATCAATACGATGTGGTTATATTCTAAAATTTCTAAATTCATTGAATCAGACCATTCTTTGAAAGATATCGCTCTTAGAGAACTTGTTGCCGAACAAAAAATCACACTTGAACATGATAATAAAAATAATGATGATGTTATTATTTTGTCAGAAGCAGTTATCACAGAGAACTCTCGCGATTATCTTTCCGCAAGAGCTTTCCTGAAAAAATACAGATCTGATATTATTTCAATTCTTGCTTTGCTTATTTCAATATTTGCTTTGCTAAAAACATAAACTCTTTATTAATGCTAATATTGAAATTACTAAACTTATCAACGAAAGATAAAATCTTCTTTTTTCCATTCTTTTTTCTTGTTTACTCATATTTCTACTGTTTTCATCTTCCATCTTCTCACCTCTTTTTACGTATTACGTAATTCGTATCCAAAAAAAATATCTTTTGCTTCGTCTTTTGGAATTTCTAATATTTTTGTTAATTCTAAAATGTCAGTAAGGCTTAATTCTACATCGCCATTAAATCTTCTATATACATATGCTTCTGTTTTTCTCCATCTTTTAGCTAATTCTGACTTAGTAATATTTTTAAACTTTAAAAAGCCTTCAAGTCTACTTAAAGTATATTTAACTGCTTCTTCCAATTTTTTCACCTCTCTTTATTTTACGTGTTGCATAATTGCGTTATACATAATATACAGTATCTTCATTTTTTTGTCAATACTTTTTACGAAATTTTTTTATTATTTTTTGCAAAAATATTGCATAATGCGAAAAAATATAGTAAAATCCATGTAAAGGAGTTTGATGACAATGGATGAACTTTTCACTAAAAGATTAAGCAAGTTAATAAATAATAGTAATTATACATTAGATAAAATTGAAGAAAATGTTGGAAAAACTAATGCTACTATTTCTAGATACACTTCAGGAAAAATTAAAGGAGTCAAAAGAAGTACTATAGTCAAATTAGCTAATTTCTTTAATGTTTCTCCTGCTTGGCTGGCTGGTTTTACTGATCAAAAATATGAAAATTATAATAACAAACAAGCTTTTCCTTTATTAGGTGCAGTAAAAGCTGGATATGATTATCTTGCATCAGAAAATATTATTGGATATGTGACTATTGATAAAAAATTAGCTGACCCAGAAAATTACTTTGCATTAAAAATAGTAGGAGATAGTATGCAACCAGTTATGTATGAAGATGACATTATAATTGTACATCGTCAATCTAATGTTGAAAGTGGTCAAATTGCTATAGTTCTTGTAGATGGTGAAGAAGGTACAGTTAAAAAAGTTATAAAATATGATAATTATATTGAATTGGTTGCTTTTAATTCCTATTATCCGCCTAGAAAATTAAGTAAAAATGATAACTTTAAAATAATAGGTAAAGTTGTAGAAGCACGAATAAGTAAAATATTTGAATAAAAAAAGGAGAAATAAATGAAAAAATCTATACTTACATTTCTATTAATTATTATAACTATACTTTCCTATAATATATCATATGCTAAATGGGTTTATAAAGATGATGTCAGTCCCAAATTTTGAATACTTTTTATACTTTTTGTTCTTTTTTTATAAATTCTTATAACGTGCTATTTAAAGCACTTTTTAGCCTTTCACTTTTTTGTTACTTTTTATAAATTTACTTCGTTTTTTATAATTTTTCTTTGGCGTTGCATTAAACGTTGCATTAAAATTCTTATTGTAAAACTTGCTATTTAAAGATAAAAAATGGCTCTTACGACAATCGATTCTAAGGCGTTTTTATTTGCATTTAGAGTAATTATATGGCTAAATTCACATATTTTTAGCTAATTTTCGTATTTTTCTAAAACTTCTAGTTTGACTTATGTATTTCAAACTTTCTAAATTTAAAATTCTATAGTCTCGTACTAATTTAATGTATTCCTTTTTGTTTTTTATATTTAATTCTTTTATCATTCGTAGAGATTTAATATACATTTCTTTCATACTATCATCTCCTTTAATGATAGTATAACATTTTATGTTTACTTTGTATCGTGAAATTTGTCGAATGAGTTAAAATTTTATTTCCTTCCAGATTTTTCTATTTTATATTGCATATTAATATATTTTTTGATAAAATGTGCCTAGTTATTCATCTGACATTATAAGATATGAACTAGCAGTTGAACAGTTTAACTGCTAGAAAAACTACAGTTTTCAACTGTTAGTAGAATATTTTATAAAGGAGGGTGACGCTATGGGCAATTTAAACGACATCTTGGGTATAGCTTTAATTATTGCTGGAATTGTTGTAGTTGCAATTATAGTTATAGGTTTTTGCTTTGCAATATCCAAAGGCTTCAATTCTAAAGCAACAGTAACTGATGGCAATAAAAAAATTGAAGTTCAAGCAACGAACTCCAATTTAGATGAATAACCGTATTGGAGAGGAGTAATCCTCTCTATTTGTTTATATGTTTTTTATATCATTTGTAACTAATTTATATTATAATCTCTCTTTGGTGTCAATATTATTCATTAATGTAAATAATATTTAATGTTTTTGTAATTTTTTGTATTTTTTTGTAATATTTTTGTAATATTTTGTTATCATCATATTAACATACTTTTAAAAAAATGTAAAGTGTTTTAATGTTATATAATGTTACAAAAAATTTTAAATATCAACACAAAAAAAGAGGTGTAGCATAAACATTACACTACACCTCTTCTACTTTTATATTATTTTACTCCACCTGTCCATTTAGCAAAACCTATCTTGTAATTATTAGAGCCATCCACTTTATATCTTACCATTGGTCTATAGTTAAATATGCCAAAGCAGTCGCATTCTTCACGTGGGTTTAAATATCCTATTTTCTTAGTTAAAGATGTATCTGCATATATATTCTCTATGGTAGATCCATTTACATATTTTCTCACTTCTTCGTCACTTCCTCCACTATAATCTTTTTCTGTTACTGGTTGTGTTTGTAGTCCTAATTGTTCTCTTATCTTATTTAAAAATCTTTCCCAGCCTAAATCTAGTGTTCTATGTGGGCAATATTTACCATTATAATCTTGATGCTTTGATACTTTATCTATTCCCCATCCATACTGTTTTAGTAAATATGCTATGTAACAAGCCGCTAAATTCTCAGCTTCATCAAATCTTTGTCCACCAGACTTAGAATAGCAAATTTCTATAGATATTTGAGTCCTATTACCTTTTCCGCTTCCGCCATCGCCACAATGCCAAGTATTACGATTAAAAGGTATTCCTGTTACTACTCTCTCATTATCTACTGCTGCGTGAAAAGATACTTTATTATTATTACCTAGCATATATGAAACCTCTGACATAGCACTTGCATCATTTGCTGTGTTATGTACGCAAATTCCAGCTGGTGTCATTTCATAGGGACATTTAATAGAATATTTAGAAGTAGGACACGTTACATTAGTTATTTGCATCAACATCATCTCCTATTCCATCATTTTCAGTATTTGAAAAGTCATTTTCTATTATATTTTTTTGGTATAATTCTTCGTTAAATTCTACTGTTTCTTCGAATATATTATCGTCCATGACTATTCCTCCTTGTTCTTAATATTAATTAAGTCTGCTACTCCACCTGCACCCATACAAGCTACTATGCATAATACAATCGCTTGTAAAAAGTTTGGCTCTATTCCTGTAAAATAGCATATAACTGCACTTATTATACCTATTGCTACGTTTTGAATTGGTATATACTTATTAGGTATTTCATCTATAAACATTTTTGTTAGAGCTCCAAATATGTAAGCAATTATTGCTATTATAATTACATATGTTATTTCCATAGCTATTTCCCCCTTTCTAATAAAATATCTACTTTTTTATCTGTGCTCTCCATTTGCTTCTGTAATAATTCCAAAGATTTTGCAGTATTGGAATTTGTTTGTTGCATTTCGACTAAACAATTAGAGATTGTGCTTGTGCTTTCTTTTACTACTTCTAAAGTACTTTTTATTGTCTCTTGATTTTCTACATTCTTTTTTTTATTAGCTACATAGTCCCATAAAAAAATAATCACTATAACCGCACTAACTCCATATGTTCCTAGCATCTGACCAATTTGTGTTAATGCTTCCATTCTACAATCTCCTCCTCTAAACTGTTTACTTTCTCTTCTGTCTGCAAAATCCTATTTTCTACTTGTTTCCATCTGTCGTTGCCTGATTCTTTTCTTTGTTCATAATCTGACATAGTATGTAACGTAGAAAATATATTAATAATTATAAATATTAGTACTAATATTAATCCTACAACAACTACTCTATCTTTTTTCTCTAAGTCTTTCATATTCTTTTTTTCCTTTCTTGTCTAATTTATTAATCTATCATTCTAGCAACTAATCTTGTATTTATTGCAGGTTTATTTTGAGCTGTCATAGCCGTAGTTTGTATATAAATATGCTGTGGAGTTGAACTTCCAAGATTTCCTCCAAAATATAAGCCAATATTGTCACCATTTTTTATGGCATAATATGGATTATATAGACTTAGTTGTACTTGTCCATATTGTTTATTTAAACTAGCTGCACTATCTAGCCTATAATCATTTAATTCGTCATTATCAATAGCATTATCGCTATTTTTTTCTATGTACATAACCATATCATATCTATCATCTGTATTTCTTAGATTAGCTGTCAATATAGCATTTATAGCTAAATGATGTACTTCATTATCAGGATAATTAAATGCAATTCCATTATCGTTATAGGTAAATATACTAGAATCATTCGTAATAACTTTATTGAATGGAAATTTTATGCCACTGTATCCTGAATTAATAATCAAATCGTAATTATTTGAAATATCATAATGTAAGATTGCATACTTCTTCATTTTCATTAGATCTAAAATTTTTGGCTCGCTCATTATTCTTCCTCCTTCCTTATTATTATTTCTAAATTACTATCAACTGGAACATTCCAGTCTCTAAACTGAATATGTGTTGTATCAACTTCTATGTAATTGACTCCTTTTATAAGTTTGTTTCCTTCAAAATATATTGATAAAGAATTAGTACCTACTTCATAAGCATGTACCTCATAATTTGTATTCTGTTCTATTTCTTCTGTAACTTTTATTTTAGTTACAACTATTGTTGGATTTTTACCTGGTTCCCCTTGTGGTCCCTGTATTCCTTGCTCCCCTTTTTCGCCCTTTAAATTTTTAAATATAAAATTAAAATTTTTGGCTGTGTTCGGTCCTTCAGCAGTTACACTAACTGAAGGTATTCCAGTACTATTATCAATTGAAGCATTTATAGTTCCAAATCCAGCAGAAGCACCAGTATCACCTTTTTCGCCAGGAACTCCTTGAATACCCTGTGGTCCCTGAATACCTTGCGGGCCTTGTTCTCCTTGTGGACCTTGATTTCCTGTTTCACCAGTATCTCCCTTTTCTCCTTTTACTCCTTGTGCACCTGATAAATCTGCCATAAATTTAAAATCTGTAACACCTTTCACATATAATTTTGCATTATCTGGGTCGTCTATATTAGAAGCAATCATTACGAACTTTCCTTCTGGAACATTATTTTTATCTAATTCCATATCATCTATCGATTCATATGTTTTAAATATTGAAAAATCTTCTCCTGAATCTCCTTTGTCTCCTTTTTCACCTTTTATACCTTGAGGTCCCTGTTCTCCTTGTATTCCTTGTTCCCCTTGTATACCTTGAGGACCTTTCGGTCCTATATCTCCTTTATCTCCTTTAGGTAAGATAAAGTTTAAAGTTTGATTAGGGGATTCTCCTGTAATTGTAACCTTTACTTCTTCTCCACTTGATACTGTTCCTATTTTCAGTACATTGGCAGGTCCCGTTTCACCAGTATCTCCTTTTAAACCCGTATCACCTTTTTGACCTTTTTCTCCTCTTGGTAAAATCAGATTAAGTTTTTGGTTTGGACTTTCTCCCGATATTGTTGCTTCTGCAACATCACCTTCTTCAACTGTACCTATACTTAAATTATTAGACGGTCCTGTATCACCTTTTAGTCCAGTCTCTCCCTTTTCCCCTTTATCTCCACGTGGCAAAATAAGATTTAATTTTTGATTTGGATAATCTCCACTTATACTTGCCTTTGCTTCTTCTCCTGCTTCTACAGTTCCTATACTTAGCACATTGGCTGGTCCAACATTTCCTTGTTCTCCTTGCGGTCCCTGTATTCCTTGCTCTCCTTGTGGTCCTTCTGGTCCCTGTGGTCCAGTATCTCCTTGTGGGCCTTTGGGCAAAATAAGATTTAATTTTTGATTCGGATAATTTCCACTTATACTTGCCTTTGCTTCTTCTCCTGCTTCTACAGTTCCTATACTTAGCACATTGGCTGGTCCAACATTTCCTTGTTCTCCTTGCGGTCCCTGTATTCCTTGCTCTCCTTGTGGTCCTTCTGGTCCCTGTGGTCCAGTATCTCCTTTTGCTCCTTTCAGTTTTTCAAGTTGTTCTTGTGTAAAATCTTCATATCTAAAAGAATCTCCTTTTTCACCTTTGTCACCCTTATCACCTTTTAAAAAAGGAAGACTAATCTCACCTAAGTATATTTCTAATGGATTTATATTTTCTAAATCATCTATTAAAATAGCCATTTATTCGTCCCCCCTAAAAGTAACTTCTTCTGTTAATGTAATACTTCCAGATCCTAATGTTTTTACAAATGTTCCACTTTTCAATTCTATGTCATAACTATAAGTACCATATGGCATCTCGCTAGTATCTTCTGATTCTATTGTAAAAAAATAATATCCAGAAGTATCATCATAATTAATACTTTCCGGATATTTTTTTTGAATTAATACATCTTCTGAATTTGAATTTTGTTTAACTGTAAAATACAAATTATCATTCTCTGTTAATTTAACCCTATTTTCATTTTTATCCATTAATGGAAATTTAATAACTTGGGTATCTCCTCTTATAAACTCAAGATCCATTTTTTCCTCCTATTTTTTTGCATATGAAAAAGAACGCTATTCAGCGTTCTTTTTCACTAATTTTCTCCATATCCAAACTTAGTTTTAACTTAAATTTATTTATAAACTTATTTTAAATGTTTATATCCATAAATAAGCATAATAATTATTATTGCTATGTATATAATATGTATTCGTATCTTACTGTCTTCGAGTTCTGCTATTCGTTTTTCTTGTTCTTTTATTTTATTGCTCATATTAGTTATTGAATTATTCCTTTGTTTAAGTTCTGTCTCTAATTCATTATTTTCTTTTATTATATTATCTACATCTCTTGTATCATTTTTATTTACTGTAAGTTCATCTTCATCCTCAGCAACTTCATCGATTCTGACTCCACCCTCTTCGACTGGAGATGTATATTCACCTGAATAAGAACCATCGTGATAATGATATGTTCCAGTCGAACGATCATAATGTCCGCCATAACTATCTGTTCTACCTTTATGTGCTAAAGAATATGGTTGCATTCCTAGAATAATTACCAATATTGTTAGTACAATTTTTTTCTTCATTTTTTTATCCCCTTGAATATCATATCACTAATATTTTTTAATAGCAATCTTATTTTATTTTTGATTTTATAGGGATAAAAATAGTATTCTCTACATTTCCATATTTATCGACTTCAAATCCTAGTGTTTCTAAAACTTCTTTTCTTTCTTCAAAATCAAGTTGTTTATTATCATTCACGAAATTTAATATTGCTCTATCTCCATAAGAATCATTTATATCTTCCATTTTTACCATCATATATTTATAAATCAAATCAACATCACTTAAACTATTTACATAGTTATAAACTTTATCCTTTTTAGTTCCACTAATTGTTTCACCATCTTCATCTTTATCATTTTCAAATTTATTACTTTTATAGTTTAAATATACATCTATAGGCATTCCTAATTTTTCAACAGCTACTGACACCTTTTTATCTGTACTTGATACATAGTTCTTATACAATTCTAATTTATCTTTATCTGAATAGTTAGAATCTAATAATATTTTAGACTTTGTCGTATTTTTTAGTTGTTTATCTTCTTCTAATTCACCAGAATCTTTTTGCCTTTGAGTTTCATTATATATTTTATTTTTAAAATCTGCATATGATTTTAAAGAAATATCTTTTGTTTTTTCTTTTTCCTCTTCGTCAAGCTTTGTCCATTCACCATGATATTTATAATATAGTTCATCTCCTGCTTTTGCAGTAATGCCATTTATTTCTACTTTATCAACTTTTTCCATGCCTGTTTTAGCTAGTTTGTTTATCTCTTTTTGAATCTCTTTAAGTTGATTCTTCTTTATTTCATCATTTGCACTAGAATTTTCAACTTTTCTTTTTTCTTCATAAAGTTTACTCATTTCTTTAGAAATATTTGTTATATATTTATTCTTCACTTTATCTAAATCTGTTGCTTTATCGCTATTAGCACTAACATTTATTTCATCACTTTTTTCGAAAAACTCACCTGGATATCTACTTTTCATTACAGCATCAGTAGTAAATTTATCTTCCATCATATTATTCTCAGCTTGAGGTGTTAACATTGGTAATACTATGTCACTAATTCCTCCACCATATTGGTCTAATAAATAATTAATTTTATAAGGACTTACTTTTAGTTTTTCTCCTAACCACTTACTAAATTTATCTGTAGATTCATCATATTGTTCTGCAGCAGGTTTATCTTGTAATCTACTTGGAACAATATCTTCTCCATACCAACTTGTGTTTGTTACTGCTTGTATAATTGGAGATATAATATTGTTATCTAGTGGATTATTAGGAGCTAAATTATCCATAGTAAATTGCAAATCCTCCCAAAAATCTTTTGCAAAATTATCTATATTCAATTTCTTGTCATCAGTTATATATTCACTAATATTTGAAATTATCTTCTGTATAGTCGCTGTAGTTCTTCCTTTTGGTATCCTAATAAATTTTCCATCTCCATATTTGGCTATACAATAATAACTATCTTTAACATAGTCTTGTAAATTTTCATAATCTTCATCATCTTTCCATAAAATATTATTTAATAGTATTACAGGGAGACCTGCAACTGCATATTTACAAGCTAATGCTGTCCAACCTTTTAATCCTTTAACTTTTGCCTCTTGTATATTTCTAACTTGTTGCATTGCACCCTGCACAGATGCATTTAAGAAAGTAGCTCCGTTCCTATTTAAAAATTTTGTAACATTACCTCCAGCTTTAAAATTTGTTGTTACTCTCGACGCATCTAACATAGATGTTTCTATACTTCTACCTTTTTCTCTACTAGCAATATATTCTGCTAATCTTGGTGACATCTCTATAATGTTATTTACTTTACTAATTGCTCTAAGTGGCATTGTCGTTATATTTTTTCCCATACTAACTTTTTTGTCATTTTCAAAAGAACCGTCATTAGCATTAAAGTAACTATTCTGCTCCCCACCATTTTGTATATATTCATTATACCAATACCCTTTTTCTAATATCTGACTATATGCTTCTGGTAATTTAGAAATTGTTTTAGCCGTATGTTGAGAATTTACAACTACATCTTGAATATCTTTTAATGAATTTGTAATCATAAAAACTGGATTATATTCTGTTAAGACTCCTCTTCTAAAATTACTTATTTTATTTAATGTTTTATTTCTATATGATAATCCTTCACTAACAGGTCTCAAAGCATCGTACATATCTTTGCTTATTTCAAAAGTAACCTTTTCACCATTAACAAAAACAGTAAAACTTGGTGGTACAGTACCTGTTCCTTTCTTTAATAAAGTTCCATCTTCTGAATTTGTAATTTCTTCTACAATGTTATCTACATCTATCTTTTCTGCATTTTGAACAGTTTGTAATGTATTTAAAAGTTCAACCCCAAAATTATTTCTTGCACTTGCTCTATATGTTTGTAATGTTCTATCAGCTATGGTTTCAAATAAAGGTTTAATATCTGAATTGCCACCTTCAGCTCTTTTTATTGGGCTATTTACTCCTGTACGTCTAGTGTCCAATGGTACTGCTATTGCATTTCCTTTATTATCTACTCTTGATATAGGAACATAATGTGGATACATTTCTTTAAATAACTCTCTAGTATCTTCTGATATTACTCCTGTTTTTACTAATTCTTGAGTATTTGCATCTAAAAAATCATAAATGTCTTTTGCCCATTTTTTAAATTCAGGATTATTTTTTTCATACTTGTTTACTATGTTTTGAGAAACTTTAGCAGTTACTCTTTTTCCAAAAACAGGTTTATTTTTTATTTGATTCTTTCTTTCATAATTTATACCTGTATCTCCACCAAATCTTTCTTCTAAAGTCATTCTATCTATATTTAATTGATGATACATATATTCATTAAAATCTACAATGTTTTTCCCAACTTCTTCTCTTATACTTTCTAAACTTTTACTTATTAATTTTTGTGTCTTTGTTTTACTATCAAACTCATATCTAGGATTACCTATTGCATTTTGACCTCTTGCACTAGCAGTTAAAGTATAATCCCATTTTCCTTGCAATTCTCTATTTTTTGTTTTCCTTGATAACTCTTCAAATACAATACCTTTATCTAATATATTGGCTTTTAATATTGCTAAAGCTCTACTCTTTTCTTTTTCTTTTGTTGGCATTTCTGTTAATATGTTTGCTATCTTCTCTTCGTCTATATTCTCATCATTACCTTTTGTTACTATGTCACTGTTTTCAGTTATACCTATATCTTTTAACCTTTCTTTATTATTTTGATTTATTATATTTTGTTGTTTAATAGTATTCAGATTTTCTTTTGTAGGTAACCTTAATTCTTGAATTGTTTTACCTTTTCCTATTGGTCCTATTTGATTTTCTAGGAATGATTGCCATGCTCCTGATTGTTCTATAGATGGTTTGGTATAGGAATTATTTACTTTAGCATATTGTCCTTCATCTAGATTTATCCAAGCTACATCGTCTAGTTTCACTTTTTTACTTCTTATTTTACTTGAATCATTACCAGCATATTCTAATGCCTGTTCATATGATGGCGTTACAAAAGCTCCATTTTTTATGTCATTTGAACTATATACTGTTATCTTTCCTGTTTTTAATGAATCTTCTATCATTTCATTAGTTATATCTGGATAAGATGCATATTCATCCCATCCACCATCTGATGCTTCTTTTTTAGCAATATCATATGCTTCTTTGAAAGTCTTTATATCATCTACAGTTCTTACTCCTGTATGATAATCATCTAACATAGGATTTGATTTTTTAATTAACTCTAACTGCTTTTGTTTTGTTTTAGACAAATTAAAAGAACCTGAATTATTTTCAGATTCTTGCATAGAATTATTATTAGTAGTATTGACATTATTATTTGATGTTGGTATACTATTAGTAGAACTAGATAAGTTATTTGGCACAGGCAATTGGAGCCCGAGTCCATTTAACCAATTCATAGTTCTATTTTTTTGTTTATCTATATACAAAATATTTTTTTCATCACTAATCCATTTTTGTATTGTGCCTAGATTTTCTTTACCATATGCACTAGCAACTTTATATATTTTATCAATATTATTTTTATTTTCGTAAGGATTTAATTCTAATGCTACTAATACTGGATTACCTTTTGTGTCTTGTATTTCTCCAAATATAACTTTTCTTCCTTGTGCTTTCTTATTCTTTGATTGAGAATCCAATATAAGCGTAGGATTTTCTAATATTTCTGGTATAGATTTTATTATATCATCGCTCATTTCAGGGTGGTCATTTTTTATTTTTAATATCTTAGATTTATCAATTACTATATCATAATCATCTAAACCTATACTTTTTAAAGCTTCTGATGTTCTTCCTATCAAAAAGTTACCTTGTCTATCAATTTTGTTCCAACTATCATATTCTTGATTGAAATTAGAATTAATACTGAATTTTGATTTTTCAATATTATTTCCTTGATAATCTTGTCTAAAAGCATTTTCAAATTTATTCTTTACATCTTCCCAATAAATTTTTTCATTTTTGCTTCCTGTGAATTTGTTTAACTTATCTACTACCCAGTCATATATTCTTTTGAATACGTTTGGCTTTTCTTTATTTAAAGAATTAATAAAATCTTGGTCTCCTAACTTTTGTGCTAATGTATCTGCTACCTCTTCTTCATCTACTAAATCTTTAAAGTTTTCGCTATTTTTATCATATACTTGTGAATACATTTCTTCTAAATTACTTCTTGCATCACCATATCCATCTCTAGTTTTATTTTTATCTAATATTAAACTAAATAAATCACTTCTTACTTGCTTATCTCCAGCCATATCGTGTAGCATTTCGTGTATGGTTACTTGTTGCATTGTTTTTTGCTCATTTATATCTCCATCCACATAAGGATTAAATACTATTTCTCTATGTGTATTTCCGTTTTCATCTGTAGTTGTTCTCCACAATGCATTAATATTTTTGTTAGGAGTTCCATCAGCATTTGTAAATAAATTTCCATCAAATCTACTTGATATCCCTCTGTCATTTAGTTTTTGATTTATACTTTGTATTGTTTCATCATTACCATTTAAATTATATGCTTTTGCACTATCTACTAAGTTCATCTTTGAGGTATCAATGTTATTTTGAATATTATTATTTTGAAGCACTTGATTGTTTGTATACTCATTATAAAGATTATCTAATGCATTTACTGTATCATTATTTGCTACATATCCACTTTTTTGTCTTTGTTTATCTACTGCATCGTATATAGTATCTATCCAATCATCAGACATGAATTTCACATATTTTTGGCCTTGTTTATTTAAGGTGGCTGAATTATTAGGTGTTTCCTCTTGCCAACTTTTATAGGCAATTTTTTGTATTTCAGAATTAGGTCTATCTGCTATATTAGTACCAATATATTTTGCTACATCTAACCATTGTTCTTTTGTTCTTTTGCCTTGTTTGTTTGGTGCTACAGTATCTTTTGCTTGTTGTACAATTGAATTATCGTAATCAGTTACATTTCTATATTTATTATATATTTCTTTTCTTCCTGATAGATATTTTTTACCTGCATCCAATTGGTCTTTTTGTTCTTGAGACAATTGTGACATTTGTTTTATCTGATTAATTGCATCTAATGTATTGTCAGTGTCTAGTTGATTTTTAGAAGCTAAATTATTAGTCACATCAATCATTGCTTGTTTATCTTCTTGTGATAAATATTTATCATTTTTTACAATTTCATTTAGTCTATTAGCTATACCTTGTTGTGTGTTTGTTTGATTGTTAATATTATTGCGATCTGTTGATTGCATATATTTTGACTTAGTTTCTTGTATTGATTTATTTATTCTATTTTTAAATTCATTTTGTACATTTTCATCTACATCAATGCCTTTTTCTCTTTGTTCATTAAATGCTTCTTTATATTCATTTGCTGTTGGCTGTTGACCGTTTTTTAATTTATTATAAATATTAATTGATTTACCTAAACCAGCAGATACTCCACCCATTATTCCAGCTGTTATTGCTCCATCAATTCCAGATTGCAACATATCTTTGCCTAAATTCTTCCAACCTTCTGATGTTCTATAATCATTTTTTAAATATTCATCTCCTGCTGTTGCTTTGGTAACACCTTCAGATATTGGTTCAATTACTGCTTCTTGAATGAAGTTATCTGCCACACCTATTCCAAAGTCTTTAAAAGCTTCTTTAACAGTTCCTTTTGCAATACCTTTTCCACCTTTAACTAACTTTCCAACTCCAATTTGTTCCGTTAATCCTTCAGCTATACCCATGATTTGACTATAATTACTTGCCTGTTCATCATTCATTCCTCTTGATTTCGCCTCATCATAATAGCTATCTGTAGCAGAACCAACTGAATATAATGTTCCTATTCCAGGTATTGCAGAGGGAATCATTTGTCCTAATGAAGGCGATATCTCTACTAACTTCTGACCTATTGGATTTGTAGTTTCTTGAATATTTTTTTGTATATTTTCGTTGTTTATGTCTTCTTGCTTTTGCAATTTTTCATCTATCTTACTTAATATATTATTTTCGATATTCTCTTTAGTCTTCTTAAAATTATTATAGTTTGTGTTATCCTTAAAAGCATATTCTAAAGTTGAATCTATTGATTTTCCTAAACGACTAAATGTGTTATTCAATATACTCATTGGACTACTAATATTAATTTTATTAAATAAATCCAAACTTTTTTCAACTGTTTGATTTCTACGTTCATTTTGTGCAAAGCCTATTAGTCCATTACCTAAACCATACCCTACATTTCCCAACATATTGCTAGCAGTAGTTTTTATTTGATCCCACAATGGGGCTTGTACTGCAAAATCATTTCTACCTGCTGTATTAAATCCATCACTATTATTACTATAATCTCCACTATAAATTGTATCTAGCCCTGTCTGTTGTAAATATGAACTTCGTTTATCTTCTACTTCTTTTATATGCTGGTCATATTTTTCCTCTAATTTTTTTCTTTTATCTTCATCATCTATCTCATCTAAATATACCCAACCCATAGGTGCCTCATATTCATATCCAATACCATATGCTTTTAATATATCTTCCGCTTTATTATATTTCTTACCTGTTAATCCATCTATAACATATGCACTTAAACCTGGTCCTTGATTATTTACAAGTTTTATATTCTTTACCACTTCTTCCGCTGATGGTCTACTACTTTTATTTGAATTACTGTTACCTGTATTCACTTTATTTGTACTCGAGCTACTTGATTTTCTAGAACTACTACGTGAAGAACTTTTAGCTAGATTTTTTTTTTGAAGATTGAATTGTTGTTGCCATTGTGAATCTGCTACTTGATCTCTTTGTTTTTGATACTCAAATTGTTGCTGTCTGTATTGATTTTCAAGTTCATTTTGTCTTACTTGCTCATCAAAAGATTTTTGCCATTGTTGGTCTGAAATTTGGTCTCTTTGTTGTTGATACAAATATTGCTCTCTATCTTGTCTTAATTGGTAATTTTGTGTTAATAATTGTATCTTTTGAGCATATAGTTCAAGAGCACTTTGTGCTTGTTGTATACTTCCATTTTGTCGTGCTTGTTGTATCTTAAAATCATAATCAGCTTTTAAGTCATTAGCATTATTTAATGTATCTGTAACGCTTTTCTGATATGCGTTATATAAAGATGTTCTTGTTGTTTCTGCATAACCAGAATTGCCTAATCCTTGCATTGCAAGTTGCTCCATTCCAGCACCATATTGGTTTGCTTGCTTTTGATAACTAGAATATAACCCTTGTGTTGTTTTACTTGTTTCCTTATCTAACTTTTCTTTCTCTCTATTGAGTTCATCTACTTGCATTTGAGTTTGTTGATTAATTAAATCATTTTGTTTTTGTTCTTGTTGTTGCAATAAATTATTCTGTTGATTAACTAAGCTATCTAAATCTTCATATCCACTTGCCAAGTTCTTCACCACTTTCTGTCTATTTTCTTATTACAAATGTTAGTACACTATTTTTTGGTACTGTAAATTTAAATCTTATCTTATCACTCTGTCCAGTTCCTCTTTCTGTATAATGTTCTTCTAAAGACAATAAAGTACCTTCAAAATATACATCTAATCCGTGTGTATTTACATTATATATTGATGGTATTGTATAATCTTCATCCTCTGCTATCTCTGCTAATGTAGTTGCATTATATTTATAAGTTTTTATTATTATTTTTTTTATATTTTCTTCTACTTTATCATCTTCTTCCTCTATATCAGGTATTAATGTTTCATTTATATATTTTTTAATGTCTTCTCCTACTTTATCAAATACCTTTTTTAGCTCTTGAGCAGATTGAGTAGGAGAATCTGGTAATTTTTGAACATTATTAGTTTCTACTGTACATTCTGTCAAACTCATCTATCACACCTCATTTCTTTATATATCCACCTATAAATGCTTCAATAGTTGCACTATATATACCAAACGGCTTATCTTTTTCATCGCTATAGAATTTTAATGATAATTCATTTATTTTCTTTTCTTTAATTTTATAAATCATATATGCTTTATCTGTTGTAACAAAGCTAAAATTAGCAAAATCAATATAATTAAAATTAAAACCATTTGCTGACTTTTCTGTTGTATATTTATACTCAGTTGATTTATCTGTTCTTCTAGCTATTTTTACTCGTCCGTTTTGTATCACTTTGATTTTAGATATTCCCCCACGTTTATTAGTAGTCTTTAATTGATTATCATATCCAAAGTTATCCATCGGTGTTGTCCAATAGCTAAGTATTGCCTCTCCATTATCATTTGTTCCATCTACAATAAAAATAGAGCCATCTTTAGTTCCTATATATAATTTATCGTCATATTCTTTTAATATATTAGGATTACAATTACTAATATCCCAATAAAACCACTCATATTCAAAACTATTAAGATTTGCATATTTCTGTCTATTATCTGCTAGATATATCCTTCCATCAACTAGTATACATAGATATCCTTTCCATAAAACCATGCAAGCTTTTTCATATCCATTTTCACTAGTCATTTTTACATCTACTAAAGTACTTCGGTGTGCCACAACTTGTCTACTATCTATATTTTCTGTACTTATGCCTTCTAATCCATACCTACTTAAATAAACAATATCATCTTGAAAATTGATGCTTCCAGCGTAGCAACCAACACTTACATTTCCTTGCTTACTAGGATATACTTTTCCTGTATTTTCATCTAAGGTAGGCTCATGATAAAATACATTTGCATTATTTTGATCTAAATTTTTAAAGATCCATAATATATTACTTCCTACTGTCATTCCTGTAATCTTACTATCACTCGCTCCATCCTCATAATAGTTCAAATCAGATATGTACTGAGGATTATTTAATTCTGCATGAAATACTGCATTAGGATAATCTGGATTTCCTGTAAAGAATAATCTATTATCGAATAGTAATGCTTGTGTACATTTATTGATTCTATCTGCATATCCTTCTATTGTTTTTGAAAAAGTTATAAATACATTGTCCTGACCACTTAAACTTGGCTCTGAGGGTATCTCATTAAAGGTTACTTTACCTGCAACTCTATCAACAGTAAAATCTATATCTTCTGTCATTTCTACATCATTTACTATTGCTGTCACTAATTCAGAGTCTATTTCTGTCGCATCGAGATAAAAAACTTTATTTTCTCCATTTCCACAAAACGAATTTGTTCTTTTAGGAGTTAATACATTTACATCCTGTAAAGTTTCTCCTCCACCTATATTTCCTGCAGTTCTACTTATTGTAGTTGTAGGAATAAATGGATTGTCATCTACAACCTTTTTACAAGAATTATCATAATAAACTAAATATGTCTTTCCATCATTTATATATAGTTTGTTTCCAATTCTATTATAATAAGATTTCTCTGTATTCATATCTGAATATAACTCTTTTATATTCTCCTCTTCTGGCACATTAGGAAAATTGTTCCATTCAAATAATTTGTTTCCAGAATGAACTATTGCTGTTGCTGAATCATATATAAACATTCCATATACTATTGTTCCAATCTGTGCTAACTTTCGATATCCTGGTCTAGTTTCAATACAAGCACCTTGTGTATCTTCATAATTTTTCCAAACATTCAAGGCATCAGGACTTCTAGTTATATTAACTAAGCTAGCTTCTTGTAAAAAATCAACACCTTTAAAGTCTGTATATACTCGTTTTATTCCTGTTGCCATATAAGTTCCCCCTATATATCAAATTCTCCTTCATTTTCATCTGGTTCATATTCTCTTAAATTCACCGTTGGTATATTTCTCCTTGTATCTAACAATTGCAATTTTCTTTGATATTCTGTTGCAAATGCTGTATAATTTGCACTTGGATCAGTTACCAACAAATCATTTGCTACTTTATATGGTAATATACTTTGTGCATCTTGATCTATTTCTAAATAAAAACTGTCTTTAGTTTTATCATTAATTGTAGTTGGATATTTGTAATATTCTAATACTGTTTGCCCTTGATTATTATCATTAATATATATTTTATTTTTACCACTAACAAAGTAGTTGGAGATACCTTTCTTATTGTTTTTATCTAATAAATAAATATTTTTTATTTGATATAAATCGCTTGGCAATGTATAAGATGTAAATGTATCTTGTTTTTTTTCATCTGATATTTCTGCATATATCTTAGTAGATATTATCTTTTTAGTCTGTGCTAATTCTTGATATGCTAAATCAACCAAAAAAGGTATTCTAGTTGCAATATCTTCATCTTCTGTATAATTATCTGTATTTGGTGCATATTCTTCAATTAATGCTAATATTTGTTTTTTACATTCTCCATATGTCATAACAATTCCTCCCAAGTTTGACAGAGTCGAACTGTCCATTCCTTTAACTTGATATAAAAATAGAGGGAATATATCCCTCTAAAATTAAGGTAATTCTACAGCTTGTACTTTTATATCTGTTGATTCCCCTTTTATGATTACATATCCTTTATTATCTCCAGAAACATTCATAAATTTACCAGATTCAATAACTATTGCATATGTTTTACTTTGTGGTATAGAAATTTCTAAATCTTCTACTCCCTGTAAAGAATTTCCCTTTAATATTGTAGCTTTCTTAGCTCCTGAAGCATTACTATTTGTTAATAATAATAGTATTCTTCCATCACTTTTATTAGTAAAATTAATTTTAGCTCCCGCAGATGCATCTACTGCAACTGCAGTTGTTAATTCTTTTGCTTCATTTCTAACTAATTCAACATTTGTAATTTCAGCTATTGCCATTATTTAACACTTCCCTTCTATTATTTATTAAGCATGACATTTTAATACAGCACATTCTTTTGGTCTTATCATTTTTCCGCCATATGTATTTAAACCTTTTATAGCTTCTGCAAAACCTTTTTCTGGTTCATATGGCTTTAATTTATCAATACCATTACAATATGCAAATGCTTTAGATGTTTTTAAGATAATATAATCATCTGTTCCATCGTTATAAGCATTGTTTGTCATTTTGATTTTTGCATTGTTGTATAATCCTAGTACACCTTTTGCAATTAAATCATCATTATTAGTTTTTAATTCAATTAATTTGTTTTGGAATAGCATATAGAACCATGGTGTTAAATACATAGTAACATCATCTTTTGTTGATACTCCATTGTTCCATAATTTAACAAATAAATCGTCAACCGCCTTTTTAGCTGATGCTTCATCACTTATTTTTGTTGAAGCAGTTTTATATCCAGCGTTTTTCGCCATTTGTGTAGCACAGAAAATATCTTCTTGCTCTGCTAAAGCTCTTGTTGTTTCTGTTTGCAATGCTTCCATCACACCTTCTTGAGCTTGAGCTTTATCAATATCATCAATTCCATAATTAAAATAATCATATTGATCAATATCTAAGTAAGCTGATGTACCATCAACTTTTTCTGGTGCATCAATATCCTTACCAGGTACATATTTTTTAATAGTTGGTCTTCCAGAGTTTTGTATTTTAACTCTCTTTCCTTGACCAGCTTCCTCTTCAAATTTATAATCACAGTCTTGCTTAAATACTGTAAATTTTGGTAATTCTAATTGTATGTATTTTGACCATACAGTTGGTTTAAAATTTGCGTAACTCATTTTATTTTTTCTCCTTTCCTATTTCCAACGTTTCATACTTTCTCTTACACGTTTCCAAATAGTAGGATTGTCCAAGTCTTTGCTAGATAATTTATCTACTTCCTCCGGAGTGTAATACTCCTTTTCTTTGTTATCTGGTACAGTAGATTGTGAACTTCCTGTAGAAGCTGGTTTTTTAGGTGCATTATCCTCTTCTCCATTCATCTTCTTCCATATTTTGTATACATCACTTATCTTTGTCCCAGTTTTAAAATTATTAGCAAAAGCTTTAAACTCCTTATTCTGTAAAATACTTGTATCTACTCCGCTTTCTTTTAATTCTTTTTCTTCTAATTTGACTGTTAAATATTCCCCTAATCTAAAAAACTCCGCATTTTCACGTGCGGTAGTCTTTCCTCTTTTTTGTTTAATTGCTAATTCATTTGCTCTAGCTTTAATATCCTTATCCTCATACGTTTCAATAATCTCATTAGCATCTGCTTTACCTAGGATTTCTGCATCTCGATTATTTCCCGTATCAAATTCAGGTATATCTATACCTTGTTCTCTATAAAAGTCTTTTACTTTGCTTAAAACATCATCTTCATCTGTTAAACCAAGTCCAGCTCTTATAGTTTCTTCTAATTGCTTTGATTTACTTAATTTGTTCGCTTCTTCTTTGCGATATTTTCTTTCAATCTTTGCTTTTGTTTGACTTACAATTTTATCAATATCGTCTTGTGTATAAGTCTTTTCTTCTTGTTTAGGCTCTTGTACATTGTCGTCATTTTTAACATCTTTATTTGATGTGTCTTCATGATTTACTAATACTTCTTCCTCTAAATTCATATCTTCGTTTTCTCCTGGCATATGTACCTCCCATTTAAAGTCCGTCGACTATTATTTTTATATTTTTGATTTTCACCGGCATAAGTGCCTCCCGTTTTAAGTCCGTCGACTATGGTACAAGTTAATGGATTCGAACCACTACCTAACAGTTTTGGAGACTGTCGTTCTTCCGCTAAACTAAACTTGCATAAAAAATAGACAGCCTTTTAACTGCCTATTGATTTATTGGTATTTGTTCTTGTTGAGTATTGTTTACTATGTTTGCTTCTTCTGGTGTAACTCCTGTTTGTTCTACATTGTTCATTTCTTGTTGTTGCATTACCTGTTGCATAGCACTATTTAATACATTTCCTGCTTTTTCTATTTCATTAAATATTTTTTCTTTTTCTTCTCTCTCTTTAAGTATTTGCTTTAATTCTGCTTTTGGCATTGCTGAATCTTGAGGCAATGCATTTACATATTCTTCAAAATTTATTTGCCCTGCATTTAATAAATTCTCTAAAGACATTTCCATTGCATACTTATCAAATGGAGATTTTGGAGTTGTTTCTATCTTTATATCTAAATCATATTCATTGAGTTCTTTATAGCTCATTTTGTATGTTTCTTCTAATGTTGTATTTGAAGTATAATCCTTTGTTTCTTTTACTAACTCTATCCCTTTAACACTATTAGCTTTAAGCATTGCATACCATATAAGCGCTATATCTTCTATAAAGTCCTTATATGCTTCTACTTGTTCATTTATAGGTTGTTGTGATGCTTGTTGTACAGCTAATATAGATTTACCACTTGCTTGAGTAGGGTCTACATTGCCTGTAACTGTATCACTTGCACCTGCTAAATTCTGTGTTTCTTCTTGTAGTTCTTTTTGTAATTGATATGCATCAGAACTAATACTTGCCGGTTTTAAATAATTAACTACTTTATTTACATCATCTGCATTTAGCTCATTTACTTCTATAGTTGTACCAATTTTACTTAAAGCTTTTGTATTAGAAATATATTTAGTATTTGCAACCAACTTAGGAAAAGCTACTAGCTTAACTGCTAAAGCTCTTCTTGTAGCTGTTTTATTTATTTCAATTTGATTAGGTATTAATGTTTCTACCTCTCCTTGTCCTCTGGCACTTCCCTTTACTCTTTCCCATAAAATGTGAGCTACTGGATATCTATCTATTTCTAAACAACTATCTTCCATTACTGTTGCTAATTTAGTACATTTCTTCGCCCATATCTTACCATCTTTACCTCTATATAATTTTAATAGCTCTAGACACATTGGTACTATTTCTGTTGTTCTTAAATCTCTTCCCGCTTGTTCTTCAATGTCCTGATCTTCTGTTATCAATTCTATTTCCTTTTCACTTATTTTATTTTTCCTTGCCTCTTCTTTTACTTCTTCTACAGTACGTCTAAAAGATATAATTATATATGGTTGTTTTTGTATATCATCTTCATTTTCATTACCATAATAAATATTTGTTTTGTTTACTTGTTCACAATATATAGAGTTGCTATTTTCATCTGGATCAGCATAAAAATAAATGATACCTTCACTATCTATACAGGCATCATTTATACAACTTCTTATTAACTTATTTACTTTAGTTTTCTCCCAAATTCTATTAGCATATCTATTAAGCATATCACATATGTCTTTTAAATTTTCTCTTTCTTCTTGATTTTTGTATGTATCTGAGTTGAAATATATTTGATATGTATTAGTCTTTACTACTCCCACTTTGTATTTACAAATAGATTTAATTATGTTTAATGTTATTGGCTGTATTCCAGAAAGTTTAGCACCTTCCCATTGTTTTCCAAAATAAAAATTATAATTTCTTTTACTCTTTTCATATAATTGTTGTTGATAATTATAATCTTTACCACGCTCATACTCTTGCCATACCGTAGTTATACTTGTCTCTTCACGCTTCTTCATCTGCTATCTCCTTTCTGGTATTCCTAAGCCACCATCATATGCATCTAACTCTGCTAAATCATCTTGTAATTCTTGCAATCTTTCATCTTGCTCTCTTTCAGCTTTATTATTCTCAATATTCTCTTTAATAGTTTTTATAGGATGTGTTACTTCTTTTGGTACTTTTGGCAACTCCCTATCTTTACCCAATTTATACCCTACATAAAATCCTAAACATAAACATAATATTGCTATAATTGTATATATAAGTTCCATACTTTCCTCCAAACTAAAAAGGAACTACGTCATCTCCATAGTCCTCTTCTATATTGTTTATATCTTCACCAAATATCTTATCTATTTCTTCTTGTATATCTCTATACTTTGATTCTCTTTCTGCTTTCTTATAGTCTTGTTGTCCTCTTATATAATAAGATATAGCTAAGGCCATAACTAAATCATCATGATATCCCTCTTCTGCCTCTGCTCTGCCTTTATCATTAACTATAAATGTAAGCATCTCTCTTAACGTTTCCTTATCTTGTATTACATCTGTATTGTTATGTATTATCTCCTGTAATAAACCTAAAATATATGGTCTTGTAATGCTTGTTGTTTTAAATCCATAACTCTTTTCATATTTATTATTGTATTGGTCTTCTTTCTTTCTAACATATTGATTTGGATAATTAAGCTCCATCAACTTTTGTGTAGGATATGTGGAAAAATTATTTTCTAGTCCTACTAATGCACAGTTGTAAAACATTCCTAAGCAATATACCTGTTTAACATATTCTATTTCATTATATTGTTGTTTTAATACTGCTACCTGCTTACCTGTAATATTATTAATTACATGTGCTGTAAAGTAATCTGAACCTTCCCCTGCTGTATCTCCTCCTAGAACATAAGGTACTCTTTTTTCTGGATATTCATATATCTTGATATTACCCTCTTCTTGTTCTAAAAACTTTTGATTTCTTATCCTTATTCCATCATAGTAACAAGTAAATTTACCTCTTACTAATGGTTCTGGAGCTGTGTTTATTCTGTTTATTATATTTTCTTTATTAAAATAGCAATTACCTGTACTTAAAAATGCTTCTTCTGGACATATTGGATATTCTTGTTTAAATAGATTAATATCACCAGAACAGTTATTTTGTATACACCATCTTCTCCAAGTTAATTGCTCTAGTGTTAAATTATATTGTTCTTTAAGTTCTCTTTCTTCTTGGGTTAAATCAAATCCTGTATAAGGCATACAGTATTCTTTTAGTTCATTCCAACCAATAAAAAGAGGATAGAAGTCGCTTTTGCCTGCAACTGCTCTATCCCACATTTCTTTAAAATATTCATATCCATTTGCTGTACTTTCTATTATTATCATACTATCTGGAGTATTAGGAACGGCTTGTAATAAACCTGTCATTGTGGCCTTCTTATCGCCTTCCCAGAATGCTAATTCAGATAAGTGTAATGCTGTAAACGTATCAGAACGTCCTATTCCTTTTCCTCCAGCTGTCATACATTTTATTCTACTGTCTAGGCCTGTCCCTTGGTCATCATTAAATACTAGTTCCTTTGCATTAGATTTCTTTTGTTCTGGTTTAATATCTTCTGGTAAATACTCTAACATTCTTTTACTCATATTGAATAAGTTTGTTGTAGAATCTTCTTTATGTGCTACTATACCTGCATTATAGTTGTGATGAGTAACTACATTCTTAAATATTATTGCTTCTGTTTCTGTACTAAATCCCATTTGTCTTGCTTTTAATATTATTATTCTAATAGGCTTTCTTTTTCGATACATTTCTTTTATAACATTGTAATATTTAAGTTGTGGTTCATTTAATACAAGTGATACTATATTGTTTTTCTTATCTCTAATCTTTATATAGTTTTCTATATAGGCTTTTGTATTAATACTCATCTCCCTCAACTCGCTTTAAATACTCTTCATAATTTGTGTTAATATTAATATTTGTTTCTTTAAACATACCTAAATGTTTTCCTAATAATTCTAATGCTTTTACTTTATCATTTGTCTTTATTTCTATTCCATTTGTTGTTTGCTTTATTCCAGCAACTGCAGATTTCTGTTCTTCTGTCAAATTATCTGTAGCTGTTAATTCTAAACATTTATATTTTTTAGGTTTAGTTCCTATGCAGTTTCCTTCATTATCATATATCTTTTCTTCATATTCTCTTTCAACTATTTGTGCAAAATCTGTTCCATTAGAAAAAGCAATATTAGCCAATTCTTTTATTACTTTATCTTGAGATATTTCTGTTCTTTTTTCTATTTCTTCTTGTTTTGCTGAAATATATTCTTGAACGTTATCATTTGTTAGCAGTCTACTACTGTTTGCTCTTGCAGTTTCATCTTTTTTACAATTTGGATATGCAACCTTATATGCTCTTGTTGCATTTAAATCTATTAAGTATTCATCACAAAATCTTTTTTGTGCGTCTGTCATATAAAATTGCTCCTTTCATTATTCTTCTATCTTTATACATCTATTTTCAAACTTTTTATATGCATCAAAATATATTTCTTTCTTGTCTCCGTTCATAGTACATTCATAATACATTCCATCTTTTAAATCTGTACTTAATAAAGCTTTACTATTTTGTAATGTTTTGCAACTCCATGGAATATACACAGTGAAATTAGGAATTGAATCCGTTTTATCTAGATGATCTATTGCATATTCCTTTACTAATTCTTTACATTTAGCTATAAATTCTTCGTTAGTCATTATTCTACAATCCTCCAATCTTCTGCTAGCATATCTGCTTGTGAAGCTAACCACCCCAATTGAACTCCAGATGTTCCTACAAATGCAATCGCCTTATTTCCTATTGCATCATGATTTACATTTACAATTTCTTCTTTTGCAGTTATATAACTTATATTAGTTGCTAGTTCTATATATTGTTTCTTACCATTCCAACCTTCTCTTTGTAATTTTTTACCTTGCTTCAATAATTTAATTGCATCTCCAAAATCCATTTTTATTTCTCCTTTTTAAAAAATTTATCCACTATATCTTTTAAAATATCGTGTGAATTTGCCACTATATCTACTACATCTTCTTCATTATAATTTTGATCTAAATGAGTTATATATGTATTAATATAACAATGTCCTAATTCATGTAGTAAGGTTGTTCTTTTTCTATCCTCACATAAATCTTTGTCTAAAAATATTGTTTGTGTATCTGGATATGTTAATCCATAATACTTTCCATACTCGTCAAATCTATCATTGCGTTTCTTTATCTCTTCTCTCATTTCATCTTGTGGAATTTCTTTTATCTCCCAATTTTTATTATTAATCTTAAATTTAAAACTTCCTTTTGTCATTTTCTTTTCCTTCTCTTTCATAGTAAATACACCTATATGTTCCATCTACACATTGTCTGATTTCACATAATTTTGTCTTCTTGTTTTTACATCTACTACATATTTCTTTTTTATAGGTATCTAATAAATTCATATTTACTCCTTATATATGTTTTTTGGTTGCGCATCTGGGAGTTGAACCCAGTATCTTTAGCTTATGAGACTAATGAGATATCCGTTTCTCTAAATGCGCAATATAAAAGAGTAAGTATTCAAAACACTTACTCTTAACATTAGAGGATAATTTACTCGCCTAAACGGGTAGCTTGGGCTTGCCAATTTCTTAGCACTACCTTTTTTACTAATACCATTTTACTACCTTTTTACCGGACAAAACGGACAACTTTAATTTTTTTCTAAAAATCTTTCTAATTGTTTTCTTGCCGTATCTTCACTATTATATTTCATTTCTATTTGTATTTGTATCCAACTAAGCTTATCATAATATCTATATCTAATAATTCTTCTTATCTCTGAATCGTCTATGTAATTTAACTCATATTCGATTTGCTTTACTATTTTTTCATATTTATATTTCTTACTTTTTAACATTTTCTTATACTGCCTTTTTGCCTTACTACTAAATAACTTATTGGCTACACCATTAACTCTAAAATTCCTTTTTATATAAGGATACTCATATCCACTTCCTGTTACAGAATCGCCTAATATTATTTTTTCTTTCTTTTCTATATTATTGATTCTTCTTTCTATATCTTTTATTTCTTCTATTAAACTATCTGCTTGTTCTAGTAAATCTTTAGTCATTTGTTCCTCCTATTTTTATATAGCTCTTTTATAAACCTAATTCTTATAATTTCATTTATATTTTAATTTTCTTCAGAATTATCTAATATAAATTCTTTTACTGTTTGTCCAGTATACTTATACGCTCTATCATCTATATATAATTGTGCAGGTAATTTTCTATTTGTAACACCTACTACAGTACAATCATTCCAGAATGTTTCATTTTTTATAAGTTTTACTGGCAATGATATTATAGCTTCCCACCATTCTATAATTTGTTTTGGATTTCTTGTTGAACATATAAAAACTGGTATCTTACAATTTTGTAATAAACTTATTAATTTTATTACTTCTACATTAGCTTCATCATATATACTTCCATCTTGCCAACCTTTGCTATACTTATGTATTACTCCGTCAAAGTCAAAACATACTGCGTGTCCTTCTTTTAAATTTAAATCCAATTCTTTAATCTCCATTGTTACCTCCCAATAATTTTAGGTTGTCATATATGTTACCTATTACTTCAAATTCATCCCATTCGTCAGAATTTACTAATATTTTAAACTTTCCTGAATATCCATCTTGTGTATATAAACCAAAGCCTATAATGTCACTTACTGTATTCTCTTGATCATAAATACATATACATACTTTTTGATTATCATTAATTAGCCATTCTGGTATTGTTAATATATCCCCCTCATATATTTCTTTTCCGTTCTTATCTTTACGTCCTGTATCTTGTCCTACTGTTTCTGGAATTACTTCAATCATATATACTTCGTAGTCATCTCTATTTATATTAGCGTTGACATTTAGTGCAATATAATATTTATCATTAGATATTACTAATGAACCATACACAAATGTTCCTTCTTCAATATAACTTGCATTATTATCTGTTGGTTTCCCTCTAAATTTATATTCACTCATTTTCCACTTTCCTTTCAAAGTATTGTTTTTTTATATATTTCTTAATTTCTCTTGTTTTCGTTCTATATGCTTTTAATCTGCATCTTCTATAATCATCACAATATTTTTCTGTTTTCGATTCTGTAATTCTCTTTATATCATTATCTAGTCTATTTATTATTCTCTTTACTGCATTGTCTTTCTTCTCTATCTCTGCATCTTTTTGTTTTAGCAGATTTAGGACTGTTTCTATATCTTCTTGTAATTTTTTAAATTCTTCTATTACTATTCCATATTTGTTTCCATATAATATTTGTCTATTTGTTATTTTCCTTAACCTATCTATAGCCTCTTCTTGCTCTTTAGTCATCTACTCACCTTCTTCAACTTTTGTAATTAATTTATATCTATCGCATTCTATATCTATAATGTTCATAAGATCTATTGCACAACTTGGACATAATACTTTTTTGTAATCTATACCTTTTTCATTATTTGTGGCATATTCTTTTAAATCTTCTATTGTTAAATTTACTAATTCATAACATTTTAGATTACCTAAATCTTTTTTACATCTATCACAATAAGTTTTATGCATTATTTCACTTCCTCTTCTATAAAATTTAATTTAACATCATTAAGCTTAATTAAGTTCTTCGTTTCTGTTCTTAATTTTTCATACTTTTCTTTACTTATAGTTATCTCTTTATATCCATAAGCTATCATTTGTTCTATCTTTTTATCTTCTTTCAATCCTCTTCTCTCCTTTAATAGTGTAAATATTCTAGCCATAAATCTTTGTGCTGAATGAAATTTTCTAACCTTTCTATCTTTTTTTCTAAACTTCCATCTATTTTATAAAGTAAATTTTCCCATTTTCTTATTTCGTTTGTTATTGCATTTACTCTTTTTGTATTTCCTACTTCTAAATAACCTTCTAATTTCTTATTTAATTTTTTTATTCTTTCTTTTATCTCTTCTTCTGTCATAACGCTTCTCTCCAATCTATTATGCTATTTTTTTCTTCTCCAGTGTCCGCAGCTAGTTGATTCCCCACTTGTAACTGTATATTTTTGAATGCATTTTATTAAACCACAACTGCATCTTACTAGAAGATATCTTCTTTTGTTTGTTCTTTCTATATATTCGTCTAATACAGTCCATTCTCCATATTTCTTTCCAATTAAATTAGATTTTTGAGAAATATAATATGGATTTTCTGGTAAACTTCTACCTTTAAAATTATTTAAATAATATTGTTTATATAGATTTCTATTTTGGATTCTCCATTCTTTATGATATTGTTTTATATGCTCTTTGTTTTGTTTTCTCCATTCTTTTAAATATTCTTTAGTTGCACTCATACCTTATTTCCCTACTTTCTCTAAATAGTCGCAAGTAATCATATCGTTTTTTGACATCTCAACTATAAATTCTAATGCTGTTCTCATATCTCTATATCTGCAATTAGCTCTTTTATGTATTCTTGGATCATTATCTTCCCATTTAACAATATCTACCATTACGGGGCTTAAAAATATATACTGTACACCTCTAGAAAAACATAAATAATAACACCCATCATAAGGCTTCTTGCATTTTTTAAATCCTATTTTTTCAAACTCTTTCATATCTACTGTTGGTACTAACATCGATTGTCCTCCTTATCTTTGATATTCTACAATTTTAATTAATTCAAAGTCATCTTTAAAAAATAGTAAATCTTTATAAGGTAAAGTCTCATAATCTTCTGCACCAAATTCTCCAAATTCAAATTCTATTTCATCAGAATTAAATATTATATCTTCTAATTTTATTCTATTAGATTTTTGTCCATTGTCTTTATTTCTTAATTGTATAAATATATCCATTTTACTTCTCCTTATTAATTATTTTTATTCCTTGAAATTTTGCTATTTGTAGCTCTTGCTTTGTTATCCATTTTTGCCACTTTCCACATTCTCCACAATACAATCCTCTTCTATTTCCTTGTATTTCTACAAATAAACTTCTTTGACTTGCTCCACATTTATTACATTTTAGTTGCATTTAATCACCTAACTTTCTTCCACACATTGGGCAATAATTTATTTCTGTTGATATTACATCTCCATCTTCATTAACTAATTCTGTAACTAATTGATATTTATTATCTTGTTTTCTTATATATTGTATTGGTGTATAATCTTCATTTATATCAATTAATTTTTCTGAATAATCGTCTATAATTGAAAAATTTTTATATAATTTATTTTTATATTTATTTTCAAATTCTTCTTTTTCACAATATTCACACATATATTTCCCCCTAATTTTATTGACAAATTAAAACTCCCTCTTTATCACATACAATCCATAAATGACCATTTATTTTTGCTCTTGATATTGTTAATTTTGAATTACAATTTGGACAAATTCTTTCAATTGATTCTC